TCCTTGTACCAATCGGCAACGATTTGTATTGTCTTATCGTTGTACATATCCATGTACGTGCCTTCGTTCAACCCTGTGACGTTCCTCGCGCGATCCATTTTCAATATACCGAAATATTTCTCGAGGTCGCTATTTAAATTCTCAAATCTAATTATATCGCAACGAATATTACCTTCTAAATCGCTGACATGTTCTTTAGCAGGAAACCATCCTCGTATAGCACGATGCCACATGTACTCTACGTTGCCCCACTCGTGCCGTTCTTCTAGGAAATCCTCAAACGAATCCAACTTAAATTTTCCGACAGGGTCTTTACCTTCTACGAACGTAGTCTTGCGCGCGAAGAAATATCTGGATACCACTCTGTCCCATGGGTTACGAATCACAGCGAAAGAATCCATTGTGTTTCTAAGCGAAGGGTGAATATCGCGCCAACGACAGTGACCAACACCGATCTGGGCGCGAGTAGGATTGGGACCAGTCTTTTCTACCTTTATCATGTGCTGAACAAGACCGTCATAGTATTCCTTGTTCTTTAGATCTTCAACTGAGTCCACGTGATGAATGCGGTTCTCTAAATTAGGACTGCGTCTAATCGTCATACCCGCACACTTTGGGATATGCACAAATAATTTTTTATCTATCATCCACATAATATGTGATGCTTAGGTTCCCAACCAAATTCCTTTAATACGGAAGGGTCGGCGCAAGTAATCGTTCGTTCGCCAGTTACTTTGCGGATTGGCAAATTGTTATCTGGCCAAACTTTATCTGCGAGTTGTTTAACTGTCACAGGATCACCAGTGCCGACATCTATTGCGACAAGGTGTTTCATGTCGTGAAAATTTTGTATACAAACGTCTATAGCACTGCAAACATCTTCAACATGAGTCCAATCTCTGACGTGATCAGTAATATACTCGACTTCACGCTTTAGCAACTTATCGTATAGCATATCGGTACGACTGTTTGGACCATACACAGTGTGGAATCTTAGACCGAGCGCATCGGGTGGCGCGATACATTCCATAAACCATTTGGTACTGGCGTATGGCGACAACCACCATTCATATATCGAAGAAGAGGAAGCATAGATAATTGGAATACGTGCTTCTTCACACTGCTTGAATATTAATTGTGATGCTTTTACATTGACGTCCCAGTATTCTGTAGGGATCTCGTGCGAACGACGAACACCTGCGAGTGCCGCAAGATGCACGACCATGTCGTAGTCAAATGCACTCAGTTTCATATCAAAGTTTCGGATGTCACCATCATATTCAAAAATGTCATACTTGTCTTTGTATAACTTTAGGAAATTGTTTCCTATGAATCCTGGGCGATAACCTCTTGTGCCAGTCAATAATATATTCATATTTGTTCCATCAACTTTTCAACGTTCTCGCCTTTTTCTGGCATCTTATCTTTCAAGTGAAAATGAACGAACTCGCATTTTTTTATGTTGTCGCCCCAAAGGCACCCGAAAAGTCCGTTATATTTCCAGTCAAGATACTTAGTCGGGATACCCTCTTTCTTCAACCAATAGTTGAGTAGAGTTTGATCAGTCGACCACTTGTAATACCCGACTCCGTCTACCATATCTTGAAACTCAGGACGTTCTAAAAACTGGCGAGGAGTTTGCCCTTTGAGGTATGGTTTCATCGCCCGAGTGTTTAACAGCATCAAACCCATATTAAAAAATTCTAGACCGCATGCATCATGGTATCGCCAACCCTTTATCCTATTAGCGACATGATTATATTGCATATGCGAATATTCTTTAAGTTTTACCATGTGTTGAGCATTAGAAGGCATATCGCATTCAGCAACACCACCGAACGCGAATGTAGGTTCTATTTCTTCAAATATGTTAGAAGCATCGGGGCGGATGTACATATCTGCGTCAAGAATAAGAATTTGATCATAGTCGTCTATCAACTCAAACGCATTCTCTTTTTCAAAGATAGGCAGGTATCCTAGTTCTTTCCACCCACCGCACTTGCCTTCACGTTCCGTACGAAACACGTCAGGCACGATGCGTAGTTTTGGTTGCGTCTGTACGATGTGCTCGGCACCAATTTTTTCTGCGTATTGCTTGGCAGATTCTATACAATGGTCATACAGTTTTGACTTCTTGCCCACATAAACTTGATAAATTAATCTTTTCATATTGTAGCAATCGCTCCTGCTAATTCATCAATGTTCTCACCATTATTCGGTAACTTATGGCGCATGAAGAAGTGGACAAAGTGTGCCTCAGCGATCTTTCCCTGTTGTAGTGCACCAAACAATGCGTTAAACTTCCAATCTACATGCTGAATACTTAGGTCGTCTTTTCTTGCCCAATAATTCAAAGTGATCTGATCGGTCTGCCAACGGAAAGCACCGATGCCGTCAATAAAATCGCGGAAGTAGAACGTTGCATAAACTGCTTTGGCGTGGTATTACCCAGCACCTCCAACATCTTTTTACAGTTGTATACAATCATCCCAGAGTTAAAGAACTCGCCGCCATGGGGGTGATCAAAATCCCAGTCAAACTGTTTACATACTGAGTTTGTCAACTGCTCGCGCGAGTACTTGTTAATCTGCTGGGAGTATCTTTGGTTTACTGGTAGTTCGCGCTCAAACTGAGCAGCGAAGTGATAATCGGTACTGACGTCAGCGAATACATCGGGTGCATCAGGTTTGATAAAAATATCTGCGTCGATAACTGCAACTTGATCGAAATCTTTAAAGTATTCAAAGACGTTCTCCTTTTCAAATATCGGTAAGAACCCGCCATACTTTTCGTATGACTCTTTACTACGTTGCCCTGTAAACGGATCAGGTTTGATCCATAACTTTGGTTGAGTTTGTACAATGTGGTCTGCGCCGATTTTATCAGCATATTCTTTGACGCTCGCCACGCAGTATTTGTACAACTTAGACTGTGGTCCAACTGCTACTTGATAAATTGCTCGCTTCATGTGTTATGTTCCGCAGATGTACCGACGTCATAGTTTACTATCTGAAAGCAAGATGCAAACTGCAAGTGGTAATCATTGAAATCCTTCTCTTTAGTTTTTAACATTATCTTTGCAGTCTTATGTAGGTGTCCATCAACGTTCTCATCTATGGGTTTAGAAATTGCCCAATCGCGAAGTATACTGGCGCCTGTCCTATTAACATAGTATCCGGATCCTGGAGAGACTACTTCTCTCTTACCTTGCCATGCATTGTCGTTGCGAGGAAACGTGGAAAAGAATCCTATAGGATCTTTAAATTTAGGAAGTTCTTTATACGGATACGTGTCGTGCTCAATAATACACGTTGGTTCTGTAACTTGCTTCCATAAATTGTAATGACTATACCATATCGCTTTTTCAATTGGTGTAAACTTGTTGCCATTGAACTTACATTCTGCGAAAGGTAATTCGTCACCAAGAGTATCAGGTACGATTCCTTCTTTCTTAGTTATATTGTACCCTAATTTTCGCCATCTGTCAAGACATATTTTAGAATAATAATCAGACTTCTGATCGCCAGAAACGACGATCATCCAGATGTTCATGAAGTGAAGACTTTAACATTATACATCTCTTCGAACGCAGATGCTTGATCCCTATTGTTAACCATAGGTTTGCCTCTGATATTCAAAGAAGTGTTTAGTAGCATAGGCACTCCAGTGCGATCGTAATAACACTCGAGTATCTTACGCAGTGCAGATTGAGAGTCTTTGTGTACTAACTGTACTCGACCAGAACCATCTACGTGAGTCACCGACCCATAGTCGTGTTTCGCCTGAGCACTAAATTGCATCCACCGATTGGTGTAACCTTCAAAGTAATCGTCGACGTGCTCCTCTAGAATCGCAGGAGCGAAAGGTCTGTAGAGTTGCCTCTGTTTAATATTATTGACAGTATCCTTTACATCATATCTCACGTCGCCGAGCAGAGAGCGATTGCCATATGCTCTATAAGAAAATTCTGCGGGTCCGTTCGCAACACCACAAACTTTTTTCTTTAGCAGGTAATCAACAACCATCTCTGGGTCCAACCAACCTTCAATATCATATCCAAGGTATGGGTGTTCCCAATTGATCCTATCAGCGCCAGTTTCTTTCATATAGAAATAAGCAGCTGCACCAAGAGAACCGCCACCGTCTCCTGGGTTCACATCGATCCAGACATCATCGAATAGTTCTCGGATCCGATTATTTGCCATAATATTTTGAGCAACACCGCCACTGTAGCAAAGTTTGTTTCCGTACTTTCTTGCTTTGGCAGCAAATTCATATATGACTTCTTCCGTCATCCTTTGCAGTGAGGCAGCAGCATCTTTTTCGTTTTTAGTTTCGCGCAACAGGAAATCAATAATTTTTGATAGGAATAATGTTTTTATCCTGTATTTTTCTTGCCAAGGGACATTCTCAAACCCATCTTGATCTTCCAAAGTCCAAGAGGGGACGCACTTATACATCTCAAATGCTTTTTCCCAATGAGTTGGTTCGCCATAGCAAGATAAACCCATGACAACATATTCGTCATCATTAGATCTCAATCCTGGCATTTTATCGGTAAAATTGGCGTACAAGTAACCAACTGATCTGGGGAAATTAGTTTCTTCTACTAGTTCTAAATCGTGGTTATAAGTTGCCGAAGATCTCATCTCGCCGACACCATCGATCACTAGCATCACACATTCTTCTTTCGCGAAACTTTTTGGTCTAGTTGCAAAAGCAGCTGACGCATGCGCGCGATGATGCTCGCATGCTGTTACTATATCACCCCTCTCCGCTGGGTGTTGACCCCACCACTTCCTCTTAGGTCGTCTTCCCATTTTGCGCGCAAGGGCGAGTTCGTATTGTAACTCAGTATTTTTTTCATGATGTTCGGGAAGTTCGCTCCAAGGGAGATCTTCTTTCCCGTGCAGTTCAGAAAAAGCATCAGCTGAAGGAGTAAGGAAGTCGGTTCTAAATTTTAATCTGTATGCCCAATCATCATTGGTGTATAAACTGGTATTTGGATATCTGGTCGACCATTCCTTCAGAAATTCTTTAGACATGACTGCATCATGTTTCTTACCAGAAAATCTTTCATACATACTAGCAAATTTTATATCACCGTTTTCATCGATGATTGTAATACCAGCATCATGGAGCATCTCGCCCCCAACACCCATATAATGTTTCATAACAAAGTTTTTTTCCTTAGACGTTTTCCATTCTAGTCATGAGTCGCTCTGCTCGGTTTGTTACCTGACGATACCAAAGACTGTCGCGTCCTTCAATCGCCGCAGTTTTCCAGTCGCCTTCTAGGATCGCGGCATTAAACTTCTTAAACTTACTTAGTCGTGTACGACCCATGTTGAACATCATATTAACCAAGATTTGCTGGACTTCGTCTGGTAAGTTGTCAAATGTCCCTCTTTCGTATAAAGCGTGACACTCTCCGATGGCAAGTTCAAGGTCTGCTTCGAAACACTCCTTAACTCTTTCTTCCGAGACTCGAGTACCAACTGCCCTTCCGTGCTCCTCGTCACTTTCGAGGATAAGGTGACCAACTCCAAACGTGGGGTAACCGAGGTGATCGTTGTATATGACATACTCAACTCCTTCGTCGATCTTGAGTTGTTCGTAAACTGCTTGTCTGTTCATTTTTTGCTCCTAGCAAGCATCTCTTTTGTCATGATATAATCTCTAACAAAATCAGAACGAATGATGTCTTCCCAACCAAATTCAATTATAGAAAAATTTTTCATTACTTCTAATATAGATAGGAACGATTGAATGCCATTCCTATCAGATTCTTTCGTAAAATCCGACTGATAAAAATCTCCCGCAAAAATTATGCGAGAGTCCAGTCCGACCCTTGTAATCACTGAGTCCAGTTCATGGAACGTCAGATTCTGCATCTCATCTACGATGATGATAGCATTATCAAAGGTCGTACCTCTTATATAGGAAGTTGAATAGAACTCAATGGTACGTTGTTCTACCAACTGTTGATAACTTCCACCGAAGTTGAATAAGTCGTCGCATATCCCAATGTAGGGTGCTACAAACGGTGCGAGTTTTTCGTCAGCGGTTCCTGGGAGAAACCCCATGTCGCGAGTAGCAACTACTGAGCGAACGAGGATCACCTTTTCCCAAGGAGTACTTTTATCTAGTACATCTTGCAACGCTAGATATAATGCAGTGAAGGTTTTGCCCGTTCCCGCACTGCCATTTAAAACAAGATGATGCCCGTCCTTCCACTCTTCCCATGCCACTTGCTGGTTATTGGTTAGCGGTACGAGGCGCAAAAGATTATCTATACGAATTTTAAAGTTAGACTCTTGCCGATGTCTTTTAGTTTGAGTCATACCTTGATAGTATTGCCGCGACCTGAGTTATTCTTAATATTTTTGAGAAGATCTTTATACCCATCAGGTGCTTTTGATAAGGTTCCTCCAGCGTGAGTGATCAGACTAGCAGAAGAAGTTTTGTGTAAAATTTGCCACTCTCCGGATTTTACATTTTCTTCCATAGTGGAGATAGAACAAAAAACTTCTTTTTCTTCTCCCTCTTTAGTCTTAACATCATATGTTGGCATAGTATTCAGTTTCCTGGGCAGCGATAGCTTTATTATAGTGAATTTATACAAAAAGTAAAGAGAAAAATAAACAATGCCCCACCGGAGTGGGGCACGAGATAGATCACCTTCCTTTAATTAACCGTGAGGGACTCTTGGAGTTCGGAGATATAGTCGTCGAGAAATACTCTCTTCTTCTCCACTTTGTGCGCTAACTTTGTTTTTCCTTTCCTATTCAGTTTGTGAATGTAGTGTTGTAGTTCTGCGCTATCCTTACGCAATCTCTCCAATTGAAATGTTGTTACCATAGGCGACTCCTAAAAGAATTTAAAGTTTAGCAATAACAACGATGTTTCTCACGGTTATTCCGTAATAATGTCCTCCTAAGAAGGTAATAACTGAGGCGCTGCTTCCTTGATCACGCTTTCAGTTAGTCCCTTACATACTGTTTTCTTGGCGAGCATCATTACTAGAAATTCAGCGTCACGAGGGTGTACTGATTCTAACATGCCTATAAACATTGTTTCTCGTTTTAGTTCGTGCATTTGCGGACCACCCTTTACGAAATATTTTAATTTCATGTGTTGTTTATGCCACGTGGAAGGAACGTGTTCTTCTTCAGCAAGGTCAAAGGGAGGGCGACTTTCTGGCAACAGAAAGTTGATGCGGGGGTCAAATACACATCGCAAATAATCAGCGAACGCTTGATACGTTCCTACATAAGACTTCACTAGATCGATCTTATCCTTTCTTGATTTTGCTTTCGCAATGTTTTCCAGCATTTCATATAGTTCAGGACGAGACTTCTTGCCCTGTTGGGTTTCAGTAATCATACATAACCTCTTTCACGAAAATATTTAGTATTTCACTTGTTCACACTCAGGTGTTTTCTTGAGATTCTACAATTAATTATACCATTGTAATAGTCGTCTCTCAGCAACACTTCGCGGTCAAACTGTTCTTTAGTTTCATAGTATGCACAGTCTCCCTTCGTCTTGCAGAGGTGCAATATCTCACGGGTAAAGGCATCTAACCCCTTTGACTCTACTAACTCCTGCACGCGCTCTGAGGAACCACAGTAAGTCCTCCAGTCGCTTTCCACGAGAGTTTTCTTTCGCCGTTTACGAGTCTTGGTGATAGGGAGGGTTTTGGTTCGGTAGAAGAACTTCTTACCGACGTATTTCATCTGAGTTTCTTTTTCAGTTATTATGTAAACAAACCCATAATAATCTTCAGGCAATGTATCGTATACCTCGCCGTTATAAGTCCAAGTCATTAGTCAACTTCTATAGGTGCAGCGCACATAGGACAGAAGGCAGGAATCTCGTCAACATCATGTACAGTAAGTTCGCATTCAGTTTCGCAAACCTCACATGTTATGTAAAAAGTTTCGTCTTCCATTAAATTTTTCTCAATCTCTTGGATGGCGACAAGTACCCATCGCGCATTTTGTTAAACTGTTCTTTGGT